CTCCGGTGTCGGGTCGGACCAACTCGTTTTGTACAAAAATTGCAAAAACGCCATTGGTATAATCCTCATCATTAGTAATGGGCTCCGTAGTAGGAGCAGCACCATCAACTGGGGTGTGATTTTCATCCGCTAAAGTAGCGCCTGTAACCACATTCTTAACCTCCCTGTAGGCAACAGGTTGATTCCAATTGATAGTAAATTCCATATCAGTCTTCTCTGATATATCCATAACTTCATGATAACCGCCAATCCAATCCAGTGTAGCATTAGTTAATCCTTTCGGATCGTATACCAATCTAATTCTACCCTTGTGGAACTTGGAACAAACAACTTGGACACGCACCTTAATGCTACCACGCCAATACCTAAAAGGTTGGGCGGCAAAACACATAGGTGTCATAACCATTTGATCTTCCAAAGCGATAGTCTGTTTTCCGAATAGTGCGGGAGACACTCTTAAACTTGCTAAGTGCGTCCCTTGCGTATCGGAAACAGCCCAGGATGTCGATGTCAAATACGAAAATCTCGATGCTATCGAGTTAATCGTAAGGTCATCTCCTCCAGACCCATAGCCTGTTATTCTAGGATCAATAGTCGTCTCTTGCTTAGGATCGAAGGTCAGCTTATCCGCTGCCTCTTCGATCGAAGTATTAGCAATATTACCAGCATATGTAGGCCTGTACTTGCGCACGGGTTCAACATTTACTGGTCGACTATATCCAAATAACTTTGCGATTCCTCCAACCGCATCAGCTCCAATTTGCGTGGCTAATGCAAAAGGAGCAATCTCAGGAACAGCTGTCAAATATCCCGCCCAACGGGCAATAGCAGCTGCGGGTTTGGAAATAATTCCATCCCCGTACTCATCTCGCTTACCAGATTGAGAAACTAGTTGTGTGGTTGAACCACTCAACACGACGTCTGGCATAAAATGTGCGAAAATCGTAATCCTGACCGAATCAGTCTCACCATTAGCCATTCCTAACTGGCTAAAGCTACTCAATGTCATTTCTCCCATGTCCTCAAGTTGCGTATCATTTGTTAATTCCAACCAAGTTTGGTCGAAAACAAATGGCAACTCCATCTCTCCTCCAACACTATCAGAAGGATCGAAAAGAATATGAGGTCTCTGAGAATATGTAACATTATCGAGAACTGGTGCTGATCCGGGTGTCCGCGCAGGCTGATTACCTGACACTAGAGGGTTGTATGATAAAATTCCCTTACCATAGTGGTATTGGGTACCATTCAACATTAACGTAACTTTCAACGTTCCTCGAATGTACAAATAATTATCCAATTTACGGACAATGGCGGGATGCGACAGATATAAATCCCAAGGTCTAAAAGACTCTCGTAGAAAATCTGCCACATCCCAATCCACAGAGAGAATCTGGAGGGGTCTTTGCAAGAATGTCGATAAATCGAAATTCTCAACATACCCATCCATCCTCAGTGGATCGGTGGCGGTCTTTGATGCAAATTTGTTACCGGAAACATCAGTATTGAAGCCTGTAGTAACTGCTCCTTGATCTTCTTGTTCCGAAGTAACAATATCTGGGTTTGCATCTTGACCTGGGGGAAGGCTCCCCGACTGCGAATCCATAAATGCTTGCTCTTGTTCTGAAGCAACAATGTATTCATAAGTCATTTGATATTCAGGAACATGATCGTAATCATTAAACAACGATTGTTCCCTAGCCTTCTTTAATTGTGCTGCCTTCCGCTTCCGGTCGCGCTTCTTTTTAGAAAGCGTTTCCTTATTCGGTAGTTTACCACTTTGAGAAGTGAATGAATCTTCATCATCCGTCTCCTCACAAGTGAACAACACACAATCACCAATGTGCCTCAGTCGCGATAAGACCCTAACCTTATGCATAATATTCATTATTGCAAGAGACAGGTTCTCATCTTTGATTAAAGCATTATGAGCGATACAATGAATCTTATAAAGCAAAGCTCCAGTTTCATCATCATATGCAAACTCATCATAGTGAACTCTTTTCCTAGCCATCTTACGAATGTCGGCTGTGAAAAGAGATTTTCTTGACGCTGGACGATAGGCTCCAGTAACCATCGGGGTGTTAGTATTTTGTGTACTAGTAACGATCTTCTATGGTTTATAGTCTGGTATACTGCGTCTCGTTAAGACAGTATCCGACTCAGGGTTTTGAATCCCTCCTGCATGGTCCAATTAAGAGTAGAACCTAAAAACTACTCTAAAAGTTACCTTGGTATACATAACAGTGGGTGGAAATTGCTCATGGCTTCGCGTAATACCTGTACACGTGGGTGAGTTTAAACGTCGTCCCAGGACGGGAGGAACTTACTCGATAAGTTCGACTCCGTTGCGGTCTAGCCAGCTAGCCTCCCTAGCTTCGTAGCCAGACCAAAAAGATTCGGACATGAAATTATCCCAACCAAGGCGTCGCACTACTTCCTTCATCTGATTATGACGAAACTCGAAGTGCTCCTTTCCATAAAACCACCATTCCCTGCATTGTCCTTCAATGCACTGAATAGCCACTTCTTCTTGTGACTGTTCTTTGGAAGCAAGATTGCAATGTAAGCTCTTAAAACACGAAGCTTCATCAAGCATAGCAATCCACATCCCATTGTGCACTGTTCCATCTTCCTCTACGTATCTATAACGTGGTTCCCAGCGAGATTTCCTCTTCAGAAAGTCTGCTTCTTCGTGAGTGATAAATGGAACGGACTCTGCGTCCTTCTCTGCCATGGTGTATTTGATGCCAAAACTTTCGAACATCTTCTGGATGTTAGTATGATTGTAATCGTCGAATCCGACTTTCACACTCATTTTCACATCATCACCATAGGTCATCATTGCCACGACATCAGAAAATTTTCCTTTATAATTAGGATAAATCATCTTAAATGCGCAACGATGGTACAGAGAGTTCACCAAAGAGTTGATGTACACTGTAAGATTCTGTCCGGAGGGATTCGACCCAAATAATTGGATCAATTCCCCATTCAGACTCATCACAGGATACACCACCTCTGTGGCGCAACCCCGCATCATTTTGAGATCATCCTCTGAA